ATAACTTTTATGATTATTCAAATTCAACAATAATAACAACATTGCATCCAATTATTGATACTAATATATATAATATTAATATTGTAGATCAACAAAATAATATAAAACAAATTAATAATTTTTCAATTACTTTAAATAATGAAATATCAACCTTGGAATATACTGATAATAAATATAAAGATAATTTTAATAATTCAGAATTATTAATAACAAATACAATATCAGAAAAACCTGATAAATTTAATTATTGCGGAATTATAAATTATAATTTAGATTTTAATAATATTCAAGACACCGCAATTAATGTTAATGTTATATTTAATGATGATATATATACATCAAACAATTTTTTTACAACATCACTACCAAATATACGTAAATTTAAATTTGATGATGGTAAAATATATACTGCTGAATTAGATACTACAATAAATAGATATAAATTTAAAAATATAATATCTGATTGTTTAATTGTTAATCCAGTTGAATTAATTAATGAAAAAATAGGTAATGCACCTAAAACTATAAATTTTAACAAACTAATATCAACTATTCATATATATGGTATCAAGTTACAAATAGACCCGTCTACAGCTCCAATATTATCAGGAACAGTATTAACAACAGTATTTTATATAGATGGTAAAATAATTAATGGTATAATTAAACAAATAGATCCAATAGATACAATAGATCCAACTAATTTTTATTTATATATTTGTTGTAATAATACAATTGATTTAACTTTTAAACAATTAATATATTTAAATAATGTTAATGATATAAATACATTATCAATATTAAATATACAAGATTTACATATATCTGAATATAAAAAAGCAAACTGGTATGCACCAAAATCATCTGAATATACTAATTATACAGATATAACTATTGAACAAGATGATATATTAAAAAAAGATATAACAACATATTATAGTTCATCAGATATTTTTATGTTAGATAATCCTGATTTTATTAATAGCTTTTTATCAGGATATTATATGTATATTCCAGATACAATAAATATTATATCACAAAATATTATTACATCTAATAAACTAATTTTTGTTTCACCAATAATAACATTAACATTAACTATTTATAAAAAAATGTCTGTATCTTCCGATTCAGATAACTCTTATATTACACATATTTTACAACCAAGTATGACATTAAAAAGTATATCATATACTAAAGACCCTATTTATTCATCATATGCATATTCTAATTTTATTGATTTTAATTATACAAAAATATTATTAGATACACCTGAATTAAATTATGTTTTGTTTGTTGATTTAGAATTGAATAGACATTATATGATGCAAAAACAAAACATATTAAATTATAATATACCAATTGGTAATTATCATACATGGATTTTACCACAAACATCATTAAATTTAATAGAGTATATATGTAGTACTGATTTTTCTATTGATGAAATGGGTAATATAAAAAATTTACAGAATATGAAATTACCAGAATATTGTTATTATATGGTTAGAATAAATAATAATAATATTATTCACGAATGTATATATTATTATGAATCTGGTGATGATATTTATACAAATACAAACAAAAAATTTAGTTATACAATTAATAATAATATCATAATTCCAACCGAAACAGAAAATGTTATATTTTATTATGAAAACATGATAAATACAAATAATTCAACAGGAAATATTAAAATATATTTAATTGATAATGCACACTTTAATACAAATAATAAACAATTAATTAAATCAAATAAAATATTAAATAGTGTATCTGAAAATTATGTATCAAAAAATATAATAAATTCAAACTCAACTTTTGATTTTGATACAATTGAAAATATTAGTTTTAAATCAAATTATTCACAACAAATTTTTGATATTAATAGTTTTGATAGTAATACAATAGATGTAAAGGGTGAAACAGAAACAACAACAGAATTAATATTGGAATCATATACAAATACCAATGTAAAATTATATATGAGACTAATTATAAGTAAATATGTTAATATACCATCACTAGTATTAAATATTAGTTATAAGTCATATATTGTAATAAACACAAACTCAATTAATTTAAATACTCCAATTGATACAATAACATTTGGTTCATCAATTAATCTAAAATCATTGTCTCCATATATTAGTATTAATAATGCAAACGAAATATATTTAACAACATTTTATCCAACTAATACTAACTTTCAATATGAATTATGTAAAATACAAGTAACATATGATAATCAAGATTATCAAATTTATATATGGTTATTATTTACAAATGATTCAACAATATATGATAATTATACAAAATTATTTAATATTATAACTATTCAAATTCAACAACCAATATATTGTAATATAGACGGTAATATAGATCCAATAAAGTTATATTCAGAATCAATAACAACAGACAAATATAAATTACTAAATGAAAATATTGTTGAAATAAATCAACCTATTAATAATAATGAACAAACAATAAAATTAAAATCTCCATTACCAATCTCAAAAATTTGTTATAAATATTATTGCGACACAAGAAATATTAATGTTGAAGATTATACACATGAAATTAAACAATTAAATTATAATAGTTTATTAAATATTAAACCATTATCACAAGTATACACAATTAGTACACCAAATATTAATAACACAACAGACCTATCTATATTACATGATAAAGCATCGTTTTTTATATTAACATTACTTGATCCAATTACACAAAAAAAAATACATAATATCATTCAACATAGAACAGGTAATAATATATCATCATTAAATTCATTTAATACAATTTCTGCTATGAATAATTCTTCATTATGTTCGTACACATCGTTACAAAATCCATTTTTTGTAAAAAATAAAATTTGTTTAATCAAAATAAATTCTATATTATATAAAATTACAGACTATTATAAATTATATTTACAACAAGATGAAATTATTTGTATTAATTTAAATTATTTTTATGTTAAGGGATTAAATCATTTTGATGATACTTATGAATTAGAACCAATAAGACATGAAACGGAATGTGAATTAAATATTACAAATTTTGGTGATAATTTAACTTTTGAAAATAATGGTTATTATACTTTTGGTGTTTATTCAACTAAAAATAATAAAGAATTACCTAATTTCTATAAACAAAATATAATGAAATTTACAACTTCAAAAAGTTTAAATATTGGTGATATATATCAAAAAGATAATGAATTATTAATATCAACTCAAACAACGACATTAAGTGATACAACATATTTATATGGTAAATTTACAGAAAAATCTTTAAAACTTAAATTATTACATTATAATAAACGGTTTTATTTATTTGATAATTTTGTTAAACTTAAAATACGAGATAAAATATTATTAGTACAAGATAATAATAACCCTATTATATTCACTATTAATAATATACGAGATAATGAAATTATATTTAATATTATTTTAAATGATAATACGTTAATTGATAATAAATTTTATGATTTTATTTTACCATATCAACCATTTGATGCTAAATATATCAATATTAATATTAATGAAATAAATAATTTAATTAAAAATAATACTATATTGATAGAATCTGAAAATAATAATTCATATAATATATTAAATGTTAATAGTAACATTTTATCTGGATATAGGTGGGTATTATTTTGGGATACTAATTATACAGCTAATTTTAATAATTACATGACTATACCAACAAATTTTACAGCAAGTTTAACAAATAATCATCCTATTAAAATTAATGTAATTTACGAATCAATACAAAACAGATTTAAACTTTTTGATCAAACCAGTTTTATAACAACTTTTACATGGTTTTATAATCAATCTGTAAAAATATTTGGTACCTATAATTTTATACAAAAAATAGAATATGATAATGGAAATTATTATTTATATTTGACCGAATTAACAAATACTATTTCAAATGGTTCAACAGATTTTATAATAATATCATCATATGAATCAACAGAATCATCATTATTTTATTTAAATAAATTTAGATATAACTATGGTATTGAATTATCAAATTATGATCAACTTTTACCACCTACATATATTGAAGTTATTAGATGTGCTCTTAAGAACGATCAATTAATTTTTATAGAAAAAACCAGAAATGCAAAACCAATAATGTTTAAATATGGAGTAAGTATAGAAACTAATGAAATAGAAAATCAAATAGATTCAACAAAATATACTAATATTTATTTTTATAATTATAGAATGATAAATTCAGATGGTACTATAAGTAATTTTGATACTTTAATTGGTACATATTTTTTACTATGTGAAAAAAGTAATTTTGATTTTCAAAGAATACATTTATTTAAAATTAAAGATGGAAATAAAATTAAGATGTATACAAAACCGTTATTTTTATCATCATATTTATATACGCTTAGTAAATTAATTTCAATTAAAATTAATGAAAATGGAAATTTTGTATATTGTGATAATCAAATTGTACAAGTTAATAAAATACCAAATAATAATAAACAATCAATTGAAATAATTAAACAATATTTTATTACTTTCAGTGATGAATTACGTAAAATAGATAATAAATATTATCAAGATATAATATTTAAAGATAATTCTGTTGATACTAGCATATATAACCAAGTATACACTGATACAAATTTATTGAATACATATATAATTATAAAAGATAATAATAAATATACATTACAGTCGGATACATATATAAATAATATTAATATAATATATACTAAAAATATTAATTATTTGGTACAATCATTACAACAAACTAAAGAAATCAAAAGTGATAAAAGTTTAAATGATAATTTGTTAGATTTATATATTAATACAAAAGTTTTAAATACAGAGGAAATTGTACAGAATATTTTAATATCAAAAATAAATCCTGATAAACCAGAATATAAATTTAAACTAATTGATGATTCAAGATTAATTTTAAATACAACAGAAAATTATAAAATAAAAGATTTATATTTACCAGTTACTGATTTTGATAATAGTAATAATATATTATCTACTAAAAATTTTATTGATGATGATAATATTGAAATTAACAATGATTATTATATGGTGCAATTTTTAACAAGTTATACAATTAATGATATATCTAATATTTTAAATAATTCTACATTAATTACAGATGTTAAACAATTAAGACAACAATTATTTTTAAATAGTTATATAGATACAAATATAATTTATAATTATTTAAAACCCTGGAAAACATGGTCTATATTAAGTTCTGCTAATACAACAATTTCATTAAAACAATTAATTAAACAAATAATAATTAAATACCCTATAACACATATTGACAATACAGCAATTAGTTATCTTACAAATAATGAAATTAATATATTACAACAATTTATAATTGCAATCAATACAAATACTATTTATTTACAAAATTATATAGATATTAAAATAATAGAACCACTAATTATTTCACAAATAAGTAATTGGATATCACAACCAGATTTTTTTTTAAATGTAACTGAAAATATAAATTTACTATTACAAAACCATAAAGACATAAAAAATTTTAATGTCTTTTTTGATGGAAATAATATTATATTTAATAATGATATATCACCACCATTAATTAACATTGATGGTGAACAAGAAATAGTATATTATTTAAGCAATGAATATACATGTAACGATAACTATACACAAGTCTATCGTGATTCTAATAATTACGATCAAATATTTGAACATATTGCATACTGGATTAATTCAAATCAAACAACAACACAAACACAATCATTAACTATACCAAATCTAGGAGTAAGAATATGTAAGTTATTAAGATATTTAAGAATATTAGGAGATAATTTAACTGAATTATTTAATAATTTTACAAAACCATTAATAGAAAATCCAGAATATTTTTATAATAGTCCAATTAAATTTTTATTAGAAAAAATATGGGAAAAATATCAGGATAATGAAATTTTTATTAATTTAGATAAAGAATTTACAGATAATATTACAGTAGTATCTAATAGTATGTTACAAGATACTAATAATATATATTCGTATATAGAAATTGATTCTAAGATTAATATTACATATTATGGTTTAGCAAATTATGCAAATGCAAAATATTGGAAATTATCACCATATAATGATGTTACTATTCATTTTGCAACAGAATTACAACCAACAGGTGAATCTATTATTAATATTAAAAATAAATTAAATATAAATCCTATTTACAAATATAAATTAAATGTTAACAGCGATGAAATACTTAAAAACAGTACATATACATTAGATTTTTTATCAGGAAATTCCCTATTATCTAATCTTGATATTTCAAATGTTGAAATATTTCATGATCAAATAAATTTTACATCTAATTATAATATAAAACCGAACGAATTTTTTGTATTAGTTCAAAAAACAAAATATAATATAATATCTACAAAATTTTTAGGTTATATATATAATGCAACGTTTAATAATATAACAAAAGATAATTTCAAATATATAGAAAATATTTATTATAAAGGATTAAAAATAACAATTGATAAAATATTTATTACAAATGAAAATTCAATAAATATATATAATTTTGCATTATTATTACCAGTATCGACAATTAATACAAGTGATATATTTGAAATAATAAATGAAAATATTTTATTAACAGTAACAGTAAATATAATTAATGATCCGCTCGGAAAATATAAATGTAATTTAAATTTTCTTAATAAATTATATACACCCGATAATACATATATTGAAATCAATAAAGTTAAACATTCATTATTTTATGAAGATTCTATTTATTTTATTAAAACATCAACTAATATATTTTCAAATATTGTATCAAAACTAAATCATATTGTTAACATATATATGCCAATAAATATAATAACTCAAATAAAACCAATACCCCAAATAAATCCAAGTATTATACAATTAATAGAATATGAATTAGATCCACCATTTAATAATATATCATATATACAAGATGATAATAATTTTATTAATGCAATAGATTTTAATTTATTAACAAATAATTCAGATAGTGTAACACCATTATTTGTTTATTCACACGGTAATAATAAATTAGTATTTTATTTTAATCAAAATACTGTTGAAAATATACTATATACTACAATTATTCATAATAAAAGAATAAATCAAAACATTTATAATGAAATAAAATTATTGACAGCAAGTAATGAATATTTATATTATATTAAAAAAACTAATTCATTATCTTCAAATATTATTGGATATATATATACAGATGATGATGATAAATATACTCTACAAACTGAACAACAAGTAAATTATATTAATCAATCAAACGGAAATACATATTTTACAACTACAACTAATTATGAATTAAATGAATTAAAAAAATATGGTTTTATACAAAAAAATATATGGACATTAGATAATACAAAATATAAAATAAATGCAAATATATTGACAATAATAATTCCATATGATTTTGTTTTTATAATAGACGATAATATATATTATACAATAAATACAACCCATATTGAGACAATAAAATTTTCAATAATAAATAATAATTTAACTATTATTATACCAGATAATTTGATAGATACTTTAATAAATAATATTAATTTATGTCAATGTTTTGTTGATAAGATAGGATTTATATTTAAACCAAATTTAAATAGAAAATATACAGCTAATATTGGTTTAAAAAATCAATATAGCCCATTATCAAATTTTTATTATATGCCTTATTCTGGTACTAGACAAAAATTTGATGAAATATTATATAAAATTCAAATATCTGATGAAATTAACACATTGAATGGTTTTGGACAAAATATACAAAATGAAACTATAACTTTAATATCTAATAATATGAGAATAGTTACAAAAATAGTAGATACATATTATAGTACTGACAAACAATATTATATTATATCACTGCCAAAAGATTTTATAATTAATACAGATCCATATTTTTATTATACAACAAATACATATGATATTAAACCAGTTTTAAAAATAGAATATTATCAAGAGATGTTACAGTATGCAGAATTTTATAAACAGACATCAACTGATTCAATAGAATTATTTATGAATGATGAAGTTAACGAGTATGTAATTTCTAATACAACTAATTTAGATTTAGCATCAAAATTTTATTTAATAGATTATAATAAAACAACATTAAATAACTTATTTTATACTGATACATTCATTCAAAATAAAAATATGCAAAAAACAAGTTCTATTTCATATATAAATTCACAAGAAATAATTAAACCGATATGGAAAGATTACACCAAAATTTTTTCTAAAATTTCTATGTATTTTAATGATCAATTAATTGAAGAATTAAATGAAAATATATTTAATATTGATTATCATTTATATTCAACAGAAGAAAGAAAGAATCAAATTAATAAAATGTGTAAAATATATTTTGTAAATAATAAATGGGAAATATATATACCATTAATATTTTGGTATAATTGCAAAGGTGGTTTATCTATTCCAACTATTGCAATGCCATATACTGAAATAAGATTAGAGTATATATTAAATGATATTACATATGTATTAGATAATGATTTAACTGGTGTTAATTATCAATTTACAAAAATACCACAAGCTAGTATAATATTAATAACAGATTATATTTTATTGGATACACGTGAAAGAGAATTATTTGGAACATATAGTCACGAGTATATTATTGATCGTTATAAAAATTATTCTGATACAATTATTACAGATGAACAAACAGTATTAAAGAAAAATTTTAGCGGTCTTATTAAAGATATACATATGATAACAAAGCCAACTAATAATTTAAATATAACTTATTATCCAATTAAAAGAACAAATTATGATGCTAAATATCAACAATATACAATAGCTTATCAATATTATTTAGATTTAATTGTATCAAAAATATATACATCAAATGAACAAAAGAAATATGCAATTGATATTGAAATAATACGTAATATTTCACTAGAAATATCAAATTATATAACATCAAGTAATAAAAAAAATAATATTTTTAATCAAATAAATAGAATTATAGATACATATAGTGGGTGGAATATATGGGATTCAAATTATAATTTACTTAAATATTTAATGTATTTTGAAAATAAGTATTTGAGTAAATTAACTGATAATAAAAAAGAATATACACTAACTATGTATTTAAAATACACATTTTCAAATTTAGTTATTATTGATGAAATATCATTAATTAATTCATTATTAATTAAAGCAAATGGATCAAATCTTTTTGCAGAAAGAGATTATACATATTTTACTAATGTTATACCATATCAAAAATTTAAAAATTCATTACCTGTAGGTTATTATACATATACATTTTCATTATATCCATTAGATAGCCAACATTCAGGGCATTTAAATTTTACAAATTTTGATGATACACATATAATAGTCACATCAAATGCTATAATAAAATCAACACCGTATATATTATCAACAGTTGTTAGAGAATATAATATATTAAGGATTATGAGCGGACTATCAAGTTTAGCTTGGATATAATTTTTAATAAAACAAGCTATAAATATTTAATTAATAAAACATTTAAATTTTTTAACATGTATATATATATATATGTTAAAAATTATTATATTAATAGTTGTAATTATTTTTCTAGTATTGTGGGTACTTCCGCCTTATTTCCTTTGTCCGGAAAAAGTTACATTAAAAGGAACACTTAATACGTATACAGTTACGAGCGGTAATGGTGGTATATTTGGTCATACTCATAAATTGAGTGTTTATAATTTAGATTCACTTTCACAGTATAAAAATGTTTATGATGTTTTATTTACTTGCGATATGCATATATATCATTCTCACCCAGATACAAATACTATATATGGTATAAAAGATAATAAAATATTTAATATTGGAAATTTTGATGCCAATAAAACTTTTAGAGAATATAAAAATAATAAAAATATAGCAAATTTAGAAACAGCAGCATTTCACGATCATTCATTAAAAATTATAAAGGTAACACCTAATTCTTAAATATTAATTTAATTTTTATATAAAATTAAATTAATCAAATTCATTAAATTCATTAAAATAGGTTTGCTTATTAAATAATAATTAAATATTAAATTGTAATCCACCAATTCCATGGAATGTTCTAAATATATTGTATTGAATTCCATAACATCTAATTATTACTGGATTTTGATAATTTATTAATTTATTCATTTTAATTTGTATATAAGCATCATCTATTTTACTAAAATTTAAACTACCTGATGGTTGTAAGTCAAGTGGATTTAAAGCAAATGAATAAAAATAAATTCCATTTTGTGTACTATTTAATTTATATTGATATTTCTGTAAATAAGTATAATATTCTGTAGTATTTGGGTTCATTCGATTAATTGAATTAATAATAAGTGTATTTGTGTTAATAATATTTTCTTCAATTGCAGAATAAGGATAAGTTGTATAATTAAAATTATCATTTAAATTTGAATTTGATAATAATATACATCGCCAAGCTAAAAATTTTATAGGATTTGTAAATGGTAATTTATATGATACATTTGTTGAATATGCAATTTGGTCTGATAATGTTTGTACAATTGGTATTAAATATTCATTAGAATTATTTAAAAAATTGAATCTTTCAAAATTATCTAAATAAATATAATTAATTAATAAATACGAATCTTTCAATGATGGTTTATTAAATTTAAAATAATCATTATCAGTAACTACAACAGTATTAGGTTTAATATTAATGGTAAAATTAGATTTTTCACCAGTTAATACATAATTTATATCATTTTGTGTTTCTGGAATAATAAATTTTCCTTTAATTTGATTATAATATAAATAAAGATTAATTGGGTCGAAATAAATAAATTCGCCTATATTTTTTGAATTTTGATAAGACTGATAAAATTTTTCACCCGGTGTTAAAAGACAAAAATTATCGCTAACCGTTATAAAATAACTAGGAGATGTTTTATAACATGTATCAATATCATTAAAATCTACATGAATTTTTATATCATTATGTGTTAATGCAATTAATGGTAATGCTAGACCTGAATCTTGACAAAACCAAAATGATAATGGTATGTATAATTTTGTTAATGCTTTAGATTGTGAAAAATCTGTAAGTTCTTTAATATTTCCAATCATTTTATTGTATCCAGATTTATGACCTGTACTTATTGTAATTTCATGCCAAATATTTAACCAATCACCGTAATGACGCTCAATAATTGTACCACCTATTTCAATTTCAATAAAATTAATTAAGGCTAAACCTATTTTATTAACCCATGCAAATTGTTTATTAACTGATGATACATTTTCTAATTGAATATAAGGTAATTCAACATAAAGGTGTACTGAACCAATTAGATCAGCATTTTTTGCAACATTAACAGTACATCTTCTACTAAAATCTGGTGTGGTTTTAAAATATTGTGGTGTTGGTTCAATTGAGTAATTAGTATGTCTTCGATATGCTACTTTAAAAAATGTAATTTCTGGTTGTGCTGATAAATAAAGATTTTCTTTGCCAACCGAAACAAGTAATAAAAGTCCTAATCCCATTATAATATGCTTATATTATATATGTTGCTTTATAATATTTTAATTATTTTTAATTATTTTAATTATTTTAATTATTTTAATTATTATTTAACCAAGTAGTAGTGAATTAATACTTTCTACCTCAACAGGCACATGTTGTGATTTTTTCTGTGATTTTTGTAAAGTTTCATTATTAACAGCTTCGGCAATTGATCTAATTATACTTAGTAAATTAAGTTGTTTTTTAGAAACACGATCAAAATATTTATTGCGGTGATCAACAAATTCTTTTAAATGATCATAAGTTAATACACTTGTGTTATCGTCAGTTCCATGAAGTTCAAGTAATTGAGCATATTTCTCTGCATATAAACTAGCTTTATATAATTTACTTTCACTTTCAGCAAGATTATCAATTAAATCAGATATTTTTTTCTGATCATTTGTATCAATTTTTTTTCCAAATCTTTCAAGTCTTTTATTTAGACTTACATGATGTTCTGATATAATATGACTAATATATTTAGTTTTTTCTGATAATCTTTCTTCAAATGTATTAATTATATCAGTACTACCACCTGTCATTGGACTAAACATTCGAGAATTAAAAATACTGGCACCAACACCAGGTATTCTAAATAGAGCTTTAATATATTGATGATCTTGTGTAACAGCATTCTGAAATTTTGTAATGTCACCAATAGATAACGTTTGTACAGCATATCGTGGTTTAAGACCAATTTTAGATAAAGTAGTATCAAAAGATTGAGAATTTATTTGATTAATATTATTTGGTCCTACATAATCAACATTTAATATAGCTGGATTTGAATTTATTTTATCTACTAACATTCCTAGATATCCGGTTAGTTTTAAATTTTTAGTAATATTTTCAACGTCAGCAACTGATAATCCAGGACTAGTTCCAGATTTAGCTTTGTTTGCAAGATTCTCAATCCATTTATTTACATCGTAAACTTTTTGAAATTTACGTCCTGCATCATCATCATAAATTGAATAATACCCAAATCCAAACGATGTAAGAGTTTTTACTGCATTAACTGGTAACATATTATTAACTTCGTCTTGTGTAATTTTCCAGAAATCTTGATTTTGTAAAAATGCTTTACATTTTTCAACACCTTTACCTTGTAAACAATCTTGTAAATAATCAGCACATGTTTCTCCAGGTGCTGTAGATTGTTTAAAACCAGTATCTAAACATTTAGACGAGTCATTAGAAAGTTCTCTATATGCTGCAGATGTTACATCGATATGTTTTTCGGTTCCATTACTATCAAATGTATATAACTTACCATCTTTACGGAAATAATGTTGTTGTACAGCTGGTGTTTCTTTGTCAAAAAAAGATGATGGATTATTAATAGCCTGTTTTGCATTTTTTACATGTTCATCTAATTGTTCAAGTAACCAGTATTTAGTTAAATTTTGATTAAATTTAACTGCAGTGTCTGGTGGGGGGGGTACACTACCAAGCGTTAAAAATAAAGTTGAAAAAGCTTGTCTACTTTCTAATGGGATAGTATCAATGTTTTTATCAGCAAGTGTCATTAAAGGAAATTCAGAAGGTGCAGATCTTGACAAATTAGTATAAATAGTATTTTGTACTATTATCAATCTAGATAATATATATGATATACTATTATATGTAACTTGTTCTATATTTGTCCATGTTGATGGACTGGACATATCAATAGGTTCTAGGGTACCGTCTGATTTTTTTCGTGTTCCAGTTGCTATTAATATTTTAATAAGTTCTTGTGTGAATTCTTCTTCACTACCTGGTAAAACAATACCATTAACAGATTCAACTATATTAATAATCTGTTTTCCTATATCACTATCTGTTCTATATATTGTATTATTAATACGTGCAAAAATATGATTAATATAAGTAACCCACTCTGAATGGATATCATCATCGCCTTTACCAGCATCTTTAGTAATAAAATATTTGTTTTTAAATTGATATGTAATATCGCCTAAATATATATTACCTTGTATACCATAATTTGTACCAGATTTAGTTATTTTAGTTGCTTTATAAGAATTACTTCCTCTTATTTTATCGGATGCTTCTCTTAATGCACTAATAAATAATTTACTACGCATATCATCTAATCTACCAAATAGTGGAACTAATTTTAGATCTTTACTTCTAGTATTTGACATTTTATATATATATAATAGTATAGAAAAAAATAATTAGATTTTTTTAAATATTTTATTATTTTTTCTATATTATTATATAATAATAATTAAAATGAATCAAACTAATCTGGACCAACCAAAAATGAATCAAACTAATACACAAAAGATATTAGAATATATTAATATTGTTAAGATAAAATTAAATAATAAATATTTTGAAATACCTATATGGGTATGGTTAATAATTACTATAGTTATTCTATATAGTATTTATTATATTTCTAATAAAAAATGCAATCAACCAAAAGAAGAAATAAAAACTGTTAATAACGAACAATTTGTAAGCAGTACAAATAATAAAGAACCTAATATTGTTATTTATAATTTTAATACTAGTTGGTGTGGATGGTCTAAAAGATTTCAACCTGAATGGGATAAATTTTCTGAATATATTATTAATAATAAATTAGATAATATTAAAGCATTAGATATAAAATGCGACAGTGATGAAAAAAATATTCAATTAGCAAGTAAATATAATGTACCGGGATATCCATATATAATTATAATAATTGATGATAAAAATCCAATTGTATATAATGGTGAACGCACATCATTTGCTTTAATTGAACATATGAATAAAATAGTAAAAAGTCAGTAATAAAACTTTGTTCTTATTATAGTTTTTATTTACTTAAAAACTATTTAAACCAAATTTTATATATTATTATTATATAAAAATGTCAAAAATAGAAATAGATTTTAATAATTTAAAATATAATTTGTATGAAATACTTAATGTACCAATTGATGCACCAGAAAATAAAATTAAAAAAAGTTTTATGAAACTTGTTAAAACTTTTCATCCAGATAAAAACTTAGAATTAGAAGAAGAAATTTATTATCATATTATATTATCAAATCAGATTTTATTAAATAAAGAATCACGTATAAAATACAATAATTTTCTACAAACTTCTGCGGATACTTTTAAAGAATTAAAGGATACATTTAATAAAAATATTAAAGATATTGAACAACAATTTAATAATAAAGATGTTAGTTTAAATGAATATATGGTAAAAAATGAAATATTAAATAAAAAACACAATGATAATTCATTAATTGATACTACTCAACAATCGGTTGTAGACCGTTATGAAAAACTAAAAACGAAAAGAAATGATATTAATATAATAAAAGAAGATATTAATAACGATAAAGAATTTAATATGAAATTTGAAAATAATAAAATTGATGGTAAATTTAAAGATCAAATTGTCGAATATGTATCAACCGGTGATTTATCTACATATGTAACAGGTGATGGTTATACAAGTTTATCGGATATGGATAAACTTTATTTAGAAGATTCTGTGCAAAATGTTAAATATTCAAGTTTAGATCGTGCATTTACATTACAACCGTGTTTACATAATGATAGTTTAAAAAAATCAATAGATAATAAAATGAAAGACTATCAATTTCAAACAGATTTAATTAAAAATATGAAACCAACTGATTTTTCTAATGTAAAATTTAATGAATATTAAATTATATTATCAATAATTTCATATAAAATATTTTTACAAATATTAATTGGTTGATTTTCAACAAATTTCTTTGCAAATATTTGACCCAAATTAATTAATTTAAGTTTAAAATCAGTTGTAAAATCAAAATTAATAAATCCTTGAAAACTTTCACTTTCACTTTCACTTTTAATTGGGTTATCATTATTTGTTTCACAAGTTTGTGATAATTCTGTGTTACAATCAATTTGTATAATATTTTTGCTTGAAATTATATCTTTATTATTAATAGTATCAGTTACAATATTTAGACAACCAAAAATAATATTAATTATTGTTTTTATATTATTAGAACTATTAATTCGAACATATAACCCAATTGTTGTATTTTCATTACAATATTTAAGTGGAAAATTATTTGTAATACATCCATCAACATAATAATCATTATTATATAAAACAGGGGTAAAAAATACAGGTATAGATATTGATATTCTAACAGCTGTAATAACAGACATATCCGGTGTTTTATTATATGAAAATGCTTCTTCGCGTGATTTTGTAAAATTTGTTCCAATTATTATAAGATTTTTATTAGTTAATTCAAATAATTGTTTAAAAGTTATATTATCAATATTAAATTTATTTTTAATAAATGAATTAATTATATATTCAACTCTTTCACCATTACTAATACCATAATTTGTAAAAATATTTTCAATTGATATATCAAGATTAATTTTTGTAAAATTAAAATCAATAATAAAATCACCTAATTCTAATGGTAAATACCCACACACTAATAACACTGCAAAAACAGAACCAATAGATGTACCGACAAAATTTTTTATAGAATTAATATTAATATAGTTAGTATTATTTAAATATTCAAGTGCACCAATAAATGCAAATCCATTTAGACCGCCACCTGACATACATATAGTATCATATTCCATATAAAGATAAATATTAATTTATCTTTATAATAAATATCTATTATCTATTATAATGGTTAAAGCATCCGAACTAATTAAACAACAAAAAGAAAGAGAAGATAGAAAGTTTATAACATTTGAGAAAATATATAAAATTGTAGAAAAAAAAATATATTTTGCAAGTTCTGGTAATTTTTATCATACATGGTATGAAATGCCTGAATTTTTAGTTGGTTTACCAATATATTCACATAAAGAATGTCGTAAATATATTACAGATAAACTTTTATTAAATGGGTTTAAAACAGATTTTTATGAACCTAATATTTTATTAATAAGATGGGCACCGACAGAAAAATAATTTTTATTTTGTTTTAGTCATATTATGTATTAAATTAAAAAATAGTAATATTGATATTCCGATTAATATTAAAACAATAGTATCCTTATTATCTTCAACAATATCTTGAATATTTTCTATTATTTTTGGTTTAAAATAATATTTAATTTTAGTATGACATCTTTTACAACTACGAATATGTTTTATAAAATCATTACAATTATTTAATTCATTATAATGATTATCATATTGATTTGGTGTATTTTGTAGTATTTTATCCTGATATGTATATGGAGTTTTATATGATATATCTGTATATTTTTCAACATTTTGTTTTATTAATGATTCTGGTAATAGTGTATTATAGTCATGCTTTGCACCACTAGGTAATAGGGTATTACAGTTGTGCTTTGCACCACTAGATAATAGTGTATTATTATGATTATTATGATTATTATGATTATTATGATTATTATGATTATTATGATTATTATGATTATTATGATTATTATGATTATCTTGAATATCTTGATTATTTTGATTATTTTTTTCATCCATATAATTTGTATATTGGCTACACATACGATTACTACTACCCCATGCATCTTCTAAAGAACAATAGTTCATTTTTTATATTGTAAAATGATAGATAATAATTTCTAAATTAAAATATTATTATAAAGGGTTATAATATAAAAGATATGAGACAATATATCAATTAAATTAATTTAAATTTTTTTATTATCTAAATAAATATATAAATGCCATTAGACTTTTTAGATAACAAAAATGTATCTATAATTATTACGGTTATACTTGGATTATATATATCAGTTTTAGGTACTGGAATTTCTTTAAAAATTCCAGGAATTGGAACTAATAAACCGTTTCAAGGTCCAAAACTCCCACTTTTTATATATAATTTATTTGATAACGTAATATTTAGAATTATTATATTATTTTTAATTTTTGTTAGTGGTAATAAAAATCCATCAGTTGCTATACTAATTGCAATATCATATGTATTAACTCTCGATTATATAAATTTTCAACAATTAAGAGATAAAATTAAATCTTCCGGGGTTTAAAAATATTTTAACTTAACGCAATATTACACCTTTGGAGATTTAAAACGCCGATTTTTTATAATAATTTGTATATAAATTATTATAAAAACTACTTTAATTTTATTGTAAAAATAAAAAAAATTGATTAATTTAAATTTAAAGTATATATTTATATATACTTATATGACTACTAAAGAAATGAACTTTACTAATATGAATATTAAGGATTTTATTGAATATATTATAACTTTTGATGATGTTGATGATATTTTTGAGAATTGTAAAACACAATCTGAAAAAGGTTTTATTTTTGAAAGATTATTTGATATTGTTATTAAATTTGGATTTTGTAATGTTTTTACTAATTCTAATTTTAACCATTTAAGTGGTAATTCTAATAATGCTAAACTTAAAATTTTAGAAAATCTTAATCAATATCTTAATGAAAAAGTTTTAAGTGGTAATTCTGGTGGATGTTCTGATATTACACTACAAAATAAAGATGACAATACATATATATTTATTACTTCTAAATATCCTAAATCAAATGAAGATATTACTAAACAAAAGAAAGTAGATTATTATGATATTCAAAAAATTATTGCTATGATTGATGATAATAAACATATTTATAAAAATTATAAAATTTATCTTGTTGTTCCTAATAAGAAAAAAGTTTTAGATAAAGTTAAAACTGCTAATAATTCAAGTAATTATATTACTAAATATATGACTGAAGATAATATTTTAGATAAAGATGATTTGAATAAATATTTTTTAGCATTTAAACAAGATATAATTAAAAATAAAAATGAAGATTGGCAAACTATTTATTTGAATAGTAAAGAAAATTTAATTTTACGATTTCATCAAGAATTAATAACACAAAAAACAAGTAATTTAATTGAAGAGGGAAATAAATCTTTTTTATGGGGTTGTAAATGTAGAAGTGGTAAAACTTATATGATTGGTGGTGTTATTATCAAACAGTTAAAAGTTAAAAATAAATTAAATGTTTTGATTATTACACCTGCACCAACAGAAACATCACCACAATTTACGAATGATTTATTCAATAAATTTAAAGATTTTGATAAATTTAAAATTCATCATATTGAAGGTTCTAAATCATTAGATAGTATTGAAACAAGTGATAATAATATTTTTGTTATGTCTAAACAACTACTACAAAAATATATAAATGAAAAAACTATTATGAAAATTAAGAATTTAAAATTAGATATTATTGGTTTTGATGAAAATCATTTTAGTGGAACTACTGATTTATCAAAAGATATTTTAACATCATATTCATCAAAGAATACCATTAAAATATATTTAACTGCTACTTATAATAAACCATTAAAAGAATGGAATATTTTACCTGAATGTCAAATGTTTTGGGATATTGAAGATGAACAAATTTGTAAATCTATATTAGTTGATGAAAATAATTTAGATA